GCACATAAATCCCAAATATTTAATCGAGATTACTCACCCCAAACCAAACGCATATTCGTGTAAATGGATTCGTTACTAACCAAGATTTTCCCAACGCTCACCGCTCCAGGGATGGAGCTCAAAAATAAAGACGGTTGCTACAACACGTTAATACGTGGTGATATGCAAGTAAAAGTCGATGGATTCCCGTCGTCCAGGGCCATGTCAATGGCTCAGACTATGACCTGGCTCGGTCTTACATCAGGTAGATTGACCGGAGGACCGTCTGACCTAGACGGGATAAATAAAAACTTTCTGACGCCGGAGGCGACCATCAACATGGATGCCATAGCGTCGTTTCTCAAGTCTCACGGAGGACTTCAGAATAATGTGCTCAGTGCACACATAGCGCAAATGGAACGATGGAACTGGCATGACAACCAAGTCAGTTTACTTGTAAACATGTTACGATATTCTCTCTTGAAGAGGTTAGAAGAAGGCAACGTCGGCACGGGGCTAAATGGTAACTTACCTAGCTATGACGACGGACACGTCCGTGTGAATAGAAATGAATACTTCCCCCCGAGCTACCCCCAAGAAGTAGCTACTCTTAGATGGCCGTGTGGAAACGCTGAAGATAACATCCCTCATTTCCACCATGCTAATGATTACATACCTGCCACTGGCGGCCAGATGATAGACGTGTCTTGCCTCACCGAAAAAGAAGCACGCTTTGTTTTACTCATGCTAGGCAAGTGGAACAGAACTACTAGATATAGACTTGACTTCGAGTTGCCTAAATTAGTAGACGGGGTGGCTTACCGTCGGGCGCAGCAAGTAGGGGGACTCGTTGAGTTCATTGGGGAGGGACCGAATGTCGAACCTATGCCACAGACGCTTACATCGGGTGAAGCTTGGCGTACACTACTGTCATATGTTGCACACAATGGGCTGTATGGTAGTTTCTCTGTCGCGTTAAATGTAGTTGTCTCCATGATGGCACAGATGGTACCTGCCACCGCAGAAGGACATGTGTGGCTTGAAGAAGAGCTACAAGTCGTATTGCCTCGATTCGAAGCCGTGCGAGGTAGGTATCCATTCTTCAACGAAGGAGAGAAAGCGTTCGTCTCCCACAGAGCATTAGCAGAGTGGCGTATGCTCAACGCGAAGCAAGAGCGGATCCTACTACTAGCGAACATATACGCCCAGGCTTACCAGACGGGCCTGGCTGTACGTTCGTTACGTTATAACGTGGAGGAGAACCCGACGGACTTATTCGCCACGGAATCTATGTTCGTTAGCCCTCAGATGTATTTACCAGCAGCGGCGTCTGAGGCACTGAGACACCCGGTACCTTTAAGTGGTATGTCCGGGATAGCATTTACACATACGAATAGACTGGATAGGCCTGTAGCAGGCAGACGGGTCAGGGTTGTCGCACAAGATCAAAGGGCTATAGATAACTACGGAGTGATACAAGAGCATGATGTACAATATATCGCAGTTGAGAGGACGCCGTTTGCGGGTGTACCTACATTGTTATTACCTCTAAACCCATTCAAAGATGTCACACCATTCACCTTGAGAGGATCAATAGACGCAAGTAAGCTCGAGCGAAATAGGCTAGGTTGGAAAGCTACACCATACCAACTATGGCATTGGGCGTGGGCTAGCAGGTTATGTGGGTACGACATAAATATAAGTACTTCAGTGCAACTAGTAAATGGCAAACGACCGTATGCACCAAACGAGTCGTCATGGACGTGGCCGCTGATGGTTAAAGACGAGTATTTAGGCGAGACGATTACCGTAACCGGTCTCGAACCTCGACAGAACCGGTTCATCTCTCTACCTCCCATACATGCACAATTCTATCGAGGAACAGTTGACTTTAATTTTTCAATCACTTCGCAAATGGTAAGTCTGCCTCGGCGGGAGCAGGCCGACATGATCTGTGAGTACGGGGCTACGGGAGGGCTAACGTCACCAGCAACAGTCCGCGTGATGGTGGGACAACATCTCAGACAGCTGCGCGGATTCATAGATAGACGTGAGGCGGATTTTCAATTTGTCGAACGTGTTCAGGCTGGGGTGATCCCACCAG